ATTTACCTTGCAGAACTGGTCCTCTAAATAGTGTTTGAGCCATGATTATTCTCCTAGTTAAATTCTACATAGTCTCTAGGCCGTCGACTATACTGCGTCTATGCAGAATATTAATTTATGTATAGTGAGTTTTTTATATACTAGTTTTGAGTAGAGTGCAAGAAGTCCTACAGTGCGGAGTGGAATTTTTCCAACGATGTAGCTTTTTACTAAGTAGCTACTGAAACTTCAGGAGCAGAACCTTCAATAGTGTTCTTTAAGTGAGCAATTCTAGCTTCTTCAAGCTTGATGTCTGTGATGATCTGTTTGACTTTATCGTCAATTCTAACCATCTCAAGAGTGTATCTATTATTATCTAGATGCTCCTGTTCCCACTTCAACTCCAAGGACCTTTTTTGTTTGTATAGGTCTTGTATCATCTATAACCTCCTCATAGGTTATTCTGTATTTATCGGAAGCAAAAACTTTTGTTCCGATATGTTCCCATTTTATAACATTTTCTCCTAGTTTGTCAACTATGGCTTGTTCTAAGGAAACTGCGTTATCTTCTGATAACACTTCAAATCTTGCGTAGTGGTCGTAGGCATTTATTGTGACTGTAAATTTTTTCATGAAATTCCTTTCTACTTTCATAATGAGGCGGAACTGTGTCCGCCTCAAAATTTCTAATTATTATGCACCTGGTGATGCAAAAATACCTCTATAGTCAGATACACCAAATGAGTATCTTTCTCTAGCTTTGTATCTTACGTTACCAGTGTCAAAGTCACCTTCCATTGCAGTTTTGATAGCTGCTCTGTCAAAGTACTTCATACCATTAGGCACGTCTGTGATAATGTAAAAAGCATCTGGGTCAGTTAGGAAGTTGTTCACTCTATAACCTTGAGGAACCATTCCCATTGACGCAATTGCGTTTATATCATTATCAGCAGTACCAACTCTACCTTGAGACTTCATAAGTCTTTCAGCAGTGAACTGAAGTTCAGAAGGGATAATCATTTTAACACCTCTTGCAGCAATTTTTAGACCTCTTTCGTCTGTCATTGCAGCAATGTCAATTAATGATTGCTCTAATGAAGTTTCGTTCAAGTCGGCAGCCGTTGCTAATGTGTTTGATACAGTTCCACTTACAGTTGGGTGGTTAGTTGCAAATAATGCAGAACCATCACCTGAAGTGAATGTACCGAAACCATTAATTAATGGTTGTACCGCTTTAACTTGTTTAGTGTTCGCCATAGATCTAGCTAACGCTTTTGTATATCTACTAGCAAGTCTGTCATACAAGTTATCCTCAATAGCTTCTTCAGTAATTGCAAAAGCAAGAGCCACAGTTTCGTGTGTGTATCTTGCAGTGAAAGTTTCTTGAGCATTGTCAAAAACAACTCCACTTCCTTCTGCTTTAGTCTGAGCTTGAGCAAAACCTGATAACATAACTTCTTCTTCAAACGCTCTGTCTGAAGACTCAGTAGTGTATATTTCAGCATGCTGATTCTCGTAACGTTTATATTCCAGTCCGAATAGTGCATTCAAACCTGGTTCTAGTTCTTTAACTAGTTGTCCTCTTGATATCGCCATGTTCTATACTCCTTACGTACCAGTTGTTACTTTAAGTTCATGTTCTGCAATCACAACAACCCAATTAACGTTAGCAGATGCTACGTCATTGTTTGATGGATCTTTAGATGCTCCCATGATCTTTAATTGTTGAGCAGTAGTATTTAAAGTAGAGTCATCTAACTCTACTCCTGAGATATAGTCAGGTGAAGATCCTGCTGCGTATACAAGATCTGCAGTTTTACCTACATCAGTTACTGCTGAAGCACTAGCATTGTTTGATTGAATCTCGAACCTTTCATAAGGGTCGTCAGAAACAAAACCAACAATATCTGTTGCTGTGTTACTAGCTTCCAAGTGGTTAGCCCACGTTGGTTTGCTTGTTGATGCGTCAGTATAAAAAACACCATTTAGTGATCCTCTAAGATTGCCACCTGCGCCAGCTACTAATAAGTAACCGCCTGAAGTTTTCACTGGATCCCATTGATAGATCGCAGATGAACTTGCAGCAATGCTGTATTCAGATAAACCTTGGTTGTCTCTATTCTGACCAACTTTTCCTATTGCTTTCAATCCGAAAGCGGCGTCTTTATTTGCCATAGTTGTGTCCTCCTATTAGACATTAGTTTAGTTTATCCTTTGATAGCTCTAGTAATCGTTAAAAAATTAACTTTTCTTTGAACCACCGAAGGTTACACGAGTTTGTCGATCAATATTGATCGGCATACTTGGGTGCTGTTCCTTCATAAGATCGTTGTCAACTGCTTCGACATTATCTTGAGCTTGTTTCTGATAATAATCAGTTCTTTGCTCTGCAATCTCTTCCGGTACCCTAGCCAGCACTAGGCCTCCTACTCCGATCACTCCCTTGTATTTACCATCGTCCACAATTGGGAAATCTGAGTCTGGATATTCATCAGCTCTTACAAGCTCGTATCCGGATCTAATTCTTCCAGCGACGTTTTTAGTGTCTTGGAATCCCATAGATTCTACTCTGATCCATCTGTGTTTAAAACCTGTTGGTGCAGGGGGTGCATCTAAAGATGAAGGTGGAGTCCAAACTTTTTTCTTAGATTCTTTTTCTCTTGTTTGACTCGCACGGGATGCTCTTTTATCATTATTATTTTCCATATGCTTATGCCTCCTTCGTGATTTTTAATTGTTTCGCATATTCTTCTAGTGGCACACCTAATTTTTTAGCGATTGCTACCTGAGAGGATGTGAGTCTCACAGTTTTGCGACCAGTATTTGTACTTCGCTTCGCACTAGCTACTGTTTGTACGGGTTTGGTCGGAACTTCCCCTTTATCTGATGTAGTTGTATCAAATTTGTGGGGGAATTCAAGTCTTATTCTCTTATCAATTTCTTGATAATACTCGTCAGATTGAGGATCATAACCCTCTTGCTCTGTAAGTTTCTTATGTAGATCAAAAGCAGTGTAAGTCATAGCTGTATCTTGACCAAACCAAGCATTTCTAGATGCCCATGTTTCAGCCTTAGGATCAGGTGTTCCTTGTGATGCTTGTTGTCTATTTAAGTTTATTTCTGGTTGTTTAACTTCTTTTCTTTGTTGATTATATTCTTCTTGAGCAACTTTAGTTTCATTAAATTTAGCTCTTTTATAACCAAGTTCAGAAATTGCAGTTAAAGCTTCTGCTTCAGCTGTTAGATCATTTGCTTCTCTTGCTGCTGCAAGTTTTGCTTGAGCTGCTGCTAAACCATTAGTTATACTATCCTCAGCATTTTTTAAAAACTCAGGTTCGTATTTAGAGATTTTCTTTTCTGCTTCTTCTTTTGCTTTTATTTGTGCTTGAGCATAAGTTAAAGCTTCATCTTTCTGTCTCTCAGCTTCTCTCCATTTATGAGTTAGTTTAGCTATTCTTCTTTGTACTCCATCAGAGTATTTTTCTAATTCTTTTTCTTTATCGTCCTTTGTAGGCTCTTCTTTCTTTTCTTCTTTTGCTTCAACAACTGTTGAAGTCTCTTCTGTTTCACTAGTAGATGTTTCTACCTCAGGTGTTTCTGTTTCTGAAGTTTGAGTTTCTTCTAACTCAATTTCTGTATCAGGACCTGATGTATCTATATCGACTGTTTTATTTTCTTCTACGTCTAGCATAGTTTATCTCCTTCTATGATTAATATTGATGAAGTATATCTTCAGGGTTTTCAATGGTTGCTAAAACTTCATCATCATTTAGCATTCTTACTTCCCCACCATCTATTTGGATTCTTGATCCTGCATATCTTGCAAAGATAATCCAATCACCTTTTTTACACCAAGGACCTTCTGGAAATTTATCTTTGTCATAACAATGAGGACCCATTGCAAGAACTAAACCACAAGTAGATCCAATCTGTTGTCTCTCTAAAGTTTCTTGTCCAAGTAACAATCCACCTTTAGTTTTTTCTGGCATTTTAAATGGTAGAACAACTAATCTCCATCCAGTTGGTTTAGGTAATTTATTTGATTCTTTTGTTTTAAGACGTTCGTAACCGTCTACTTCTTTTTGTTTTTCTTCGTCGTATTTATCTAATAGTGCCGATTTAACTTTCGGGTCGTTCGAAGTCGACGACGTTTTCTGATCTTTCAATATCATTTTTTTGCTCCTTTGGTTCTAGCAGGTTAGAGATTTCCTGTGATATTTTTAAATAGGCATGTGCCTGTCCCATCATATACTTGTATTTTTCCATATTGTCAATAGCACCACCAATCATGGCATCTGCTATATCTTGATAAGACTCTTTAAGATGTTTTTGTACTTTATGAATTATTACTGTTTCTTCGTTTAACATTTTTCTTTCTCCTTTTGTTTAATAAATTTACTCTTGAATGCCAACACCATTCGGTCATTCTTATAGCACCTGTTTCAACAAATGCAACGGCATCATCTAAAAAACCAAAAAATCTATATACTAATCTGTCTAACATTTCCAACGTCTTCTAGCTTGTCTAATTCTAGAATTAGGATCATTTCTAGTTTTAGCAGAAGATCGTTTAAGTTGTCCAAGTGATCTTGCACAATATGACTTTCTACGTTTAGCAGCTGCTGAACCTTTCTTGACTTTACCAGTCACGGCTGTTTTTAATTTTGAACCAGGATTCGCTGCTCTATAGGCTCTAACACCTTTGGCTGTCATACCAGCACCAGATTTAGTTGGTCTATAGTTTGCACCTTTACCTGTAGTAGTTTTTCTAATTGGGTTTTCTTTTTTTCTCATTAAATTTTTTGCATCTCTGGATTATTTGATAAAATATTTTTTTCTGCTCTAGGTCTTGCAACAGAATCTTTACTTCTTTTTCTAAGTTGAGCAATAGCAGATTCTTTTAATGCTTTTTCTTTTTTTAATCTTTGTAAATCTTTTTCTAAATTCATTACAGCATACCTTTATAATATTTAGCATATGAAGGATTGTTTAATTTAACTCCACCATACTCTGAATTAATTGCTGGTCCAGTATATCCACCCATAGCTTTCTTAGTTCTTTTTGTAAAAGTTGCAACGTTAGTTGGTTTACCGCCTGGGTTACCTGCAGCTCTTTTTCGTTTGACAGCACTCGCCTTTTGCGACTTTGTCATTCGTGTGGCTTTTGCAAGTGGTACGCACTTTGGATATTTTCTCTTGCTCCCCTTCGATCGACCGCATGGTTGATACTTCCCATCTTTCTTTGGTGCTCCAATATCCACCCATTTTTCTTTCACCCATTTTCTTAAAGACATTAAACAAGACCTTTATAATAATTATCCATTGTCATTAAACCCCCTGTAGCAGCTTTCTTACGACTACCTTTTTTACCGCCTGGTGTAATTTTACCTGAGCAAACTCCTGATGCGTACATATTAGCATATGCAGAAGGATATACTTTGAATTTTCTTTTAGCCGCAGCTTTTCCTTTTGCACAAAGTTTTGCCATTAATCTTTTTTCTTTTTACTAGAGGTTTTTTTTAATTTACTTAAAAGATCTTTTGTTTTTTTAGGTAAATCTGAATCCATTATTTTTTTAACTTTATCCGGATTATTTTTTAAGTATTTTAAACCTGCAGATCCTAATCTAACCGCTCCACCAAAAAATTTATTTTCTCTATTTAAAGGTTTTGCTTTAGTAGTTCCGGTAGTTTTTTTTTGTATAGGATTAATTGGTTTACCTTTATACTTTTTTAAAGTGTCCATTGCTTTTTCTTTTTGATCCGAGGTCATTTTATTTTTATTTCTTAGTATTTTAAAATCATCTCCAGAAATTTTACCATCTTTATTTGCGTCAAGTTTTGCTTGACCACCTTTTAAATATCTTTTTCTATACATTATTTTTTTCCTCCGTTTTTAAATATTTGTGTACCCTTTATACCATAAATGCTCGCCACGACAAGGATCCACAAATTTGTGAACCAGCTCGGGAGCTGAGAGAACATATCGAAAAATAATTTTACCTTGTCCATTGCTGTCGGGTCATCTGATATGACTGCCCACGCGAGCACCAACACGGGCAAACTGAGAACTACAAGGACCGCCTCGTCCTTCCAGTCCGATTGCCTTGCTTCTAATAATTTGCCTTGGTAAGCTTCCTCACCCTGGGCCATCTTTCTTGCATGCATCATTTGTGCATCCGCCATGAGCATTTTCGTCTCTTGACGCTTCTTAAAAATGTGAGTGCCTGCTTGTGCGGCTAATTTAATTGCCGATAACCACATATTAGATCCACTTAGCTTTTTTAGACTTTTCTTTTAGCATTCTTTTAGTTCCTCTTACTTCAACTTCTTCACCTTTTGCGATGTAGTTGTAAGAACCATCTGCTGTAGTCTTAGATCTAGGGTCAATTTCAAGATTCATTTTGTCTTCTGACTTGATTTCAACAATTTTATCTAATTTTTCCATATTTTCTCCTTGTGTGTTTTATTTTAACTGTTTTTTTAGTTTTTGTCACTATCCTTTACGCATGATTGCAATATTTGGCATCATTGAATCAGAACTTGGTAGTGTTTTTGACAAAACAGTCTTTTCAATTGATGTGTCAGCACGTAATTTTGCTAATTCTTCGTTTTGTTTTAGTTTTTCGTCCTGATTTTGTTGATTCATCATTGCTTTCATCTTATCAAGGTCCATTCTCTCGTTAGCTTCCTTCTCTTTTCGAGCATTTTCTTGTGCTCTAAGGTCTAACTCTCTTGATCTTAGTTTAGCAATTGGATCATTGTCAAATTGTGAAGTAATTTTTTGCTCTTCCTTCATAAATTCTTCCATCATGTCTGCAATTAGTTGAGCTTTTCTTGCTTCAATCTTCTGAGTCATCTGCATAACTTGCATTTGAATCTGTTGAGCCATTGCTGGGTTCTGTTGTGCCTGCATTTGCATCTGTTGAAGTTGTTGCATTTCATCCCTGTACTCTAATTCAACTTGTTCTTGCGCCATTAGACTAATATGTTCAAAAACATTTTTCTCTAAACTTGCCATAACCATTGGATTATTTCTAGCCATGTTAGTTGCCATAAAATTTAAGTGTGAAGTAATGTGTGATCTATGATCTTGACCTGGAAAAGCTTGAAACTGTTTACCACCTAAAGCATCAATGTGCTCTAACGCCGGATCTTTTGGCATTGGTTGCATTGGTTTAATTAAAACAGCATCAATATTTTTTACACCTAATGCTTCATACATGTTTCTATATGCTTGATACAGATTATGCATTTGCGGATTTGATTGTGCCAGTTGGAGTTCCGTCTGCGCGAGGGAAATACGCTGTGTTTGAGAAAAAATGTTAGGGTCAGCAACTGGCAATATATCTACCCTATCATCAAAGTCTTGTTGTTTAATCATTCTTTGACCCCCAACTACATCATACGGATATTCTTGAGGTAGATATAACTTGAATACTCTAGCCATGATTCTGAATTCATTTTTCAAAGCTGAGTAAATTCTTTTGTGAATCGCAGACATAGTTCTACTTCCTCGCTCTAAAAGAGCTACTGTTGTTCCTACTGCCGCTTGTTGATTTCCATCGCCAACTTGTAGATCTGCAATAGATGCAAATCTTTGACCAGCATTTACTACAACACCCATTAGTGATAGTAAAGTTTGTGATGGTTCTTTAAATGGTAACATCATAAATGAATCTCTTAAATTTCCACCTGGTGCATCTACATCTCTGAATTCACCTGGTTGAATTGATTGTGCATCATCTCTAATTCTAATACCACGTTGTTTAAAACCTGCTGGTAAGTTAGATAAAGTTCCTGCATCTAATAATTGTCTAAGTGCACTTGTTGCAGTACGTGACAATCCACCAATCATGTGAATTAAACCAAAACCATAAAAGCCAAGTCCTGGTAAGAATTTAAAATGTACAAAATATTGTATTTTCTTTTTTAATGGATCTCCTACTTCATAGTTTCTTTTGATAGATAAAATCTCTCTTGACCCTTCTTCTAAAGTTACGATGTAAGGTATTTTAATTCCTGAGGGCTCACCAGTCTCTGGATTCTCATCTTCAAAACCTTCTAGATCTAAATCCACGTGACATTCTAATAATGTATAAACATCTTCTTCTTTTGATTTGGTAGTACCTTCCAACTCTCTTTCTTTTTTCTCAATGTCAGATTCACCTACAGTTGGTTTTCCTAAATCAACGTCTCTGTAAAAACCAGCGACTTGTTGTTTTCTTAAATCATTTTCTGAAACTTTAACACGATGAATAATTGCTTCCGCATCATCTAATGAGGTAGCTGTGTACGGAACAATTAAATCATCTGCCGGAACAAATTTTGATACTGCTCTTTGTTCCATGTCATCATAGTAAACTTTTTTAAAAGCAGAACCTGCAAGAGGAAGATTAAATAACATTTGATCAAACTCTGGTTCATACTCTTTCATTTTTTCCATGATTTCATAATTCATAAAATCTTTAACACGAGATGCTTGTTGAACTTTCTCTGGTGTAGATAAACCAATTACTTGTGTTCTAACTGGACCATCTGCCGGTAATAATTCTTTATAAGCTAATGCTTGAAATTGAGTTACTGCTTCTGCAAGAACTGGGTGTGTTGCACCTGAAGCTCCTTGGAAAGGTTCTGTTCTGTTACTGTATTTAAAACCTAAAAGGTCTAGACCTTGAATATAAGTTTTCTCCCATTCTTTTCTTGATGAAGTATAATCCATATACTTACCATTTAAGTCTGAAGCTAAACTAGCTAATACATCATCTGGTAAAAAGTCTGCAAGGTTTGCGTAATGCTCATCACCACCTTCGGGTGTAGCAGCGGCTGGATCTAAATTTATATCAACGGATCCATCTTCATTTTCTTGAATATCAACTGGACCAAGAGATTCTTCTTGTGTTTCAGTTTCTTCAATTACTTGTTCTTGTATCTCTTCTCCACTAGGAAGTTCGAATTCTTTTCTGACTTCGTTGGGAAGTGCTTTGTCTATATCCGCCATTTATTTTTTCTCCAGATTGTTTGACTGTTTTAACAGTATTATAATTAATATTCAAGCCCTGAGGCGTGGGTCCGGCTTCAGGAGGCAATAAGTGTTTCTTTGGGTATTTATTCATCATAAGTGTATTTCTTCATATCTTCTAAATCTAGGTCATCAATATATTCTTCAACATCTTTAAGCTTGCCTTCTGCATCAGGTCTCACGCTAGCTTCATTGTAAGTCACGCCTCCGGTCTCAGGGTCAGTTTCTAATTCTATTTCAATTTCTTTATAGTTAGGATTATCAGGATCATCAAATTTTTGAATTGTTGTTTTATTACCTTGTTGTGTAACAACATAATCATCTAATCTATATTGATCAGCAAATTCATCTGCTCTATTACCTGTGAAGTTTTTCTTTCCAAAGGTCACAACTTTAGTAACTAAGTCTCCAATAAATTCAGGAATACCATCAGCGCTTCTTTTAACTACTTCTGCAACTTTGGGTGCTGCAACTATTGCAGGTTTTAAATATTTACCTAAAATAGGAATAGATGCAATACCTCCAGCAATCTTCATAAACTTTCTTCTTGAAGGATCATCAGGTCCATCTGCAAAACCCATACGTCCACCTGCTGCCATATATTGTGTTGGCATTTCTTGACCAGTAAATCTTTTACCTGTTATTAAATCTTTTAAACCTTGTATGCTTGTAGCTCTTGCTTTAGCAATGTCTGCTTCTTGTGATTCTCTTTCAAGTTTTCTTCTAGCTTTAGCAGCTTCAAATTTTTCTTCTGCTTCTTCTAGAGTTAAATCTGATTTAACTTTTGGAGTTTCAAAGTCTGTATCTAACATTGATTCGTCTTGAGCAATTTGATCAGCCATCTCTGCTTGTTTAACAACAGATCTTGCTTCTCTTTCTTCAGGAGATAGAGCCATTAAATCTTTTGCAGAACCAATTAAATTAGTCCCAATCAAACCATACTCCAAGGCTTCGGCAACAGGTCTCCCTGCTTTCAATGCTTCGTAAGTATCGTCAACTGCAATATAAGTACCAATTGGACCTAATGCTTTTAAACCTAATGTAAAATATTTTTTCTTTGCAATATCATCAGGAATGTTTTTTATTCCTTGTGCTATTTGTTCTAGACCTGGAAGTAACTTTGAAAAAAGTTGTCCTGATCTTACCGCAGGTAATCTTGAATCAATTAAATCTTTAACTGCTTGGTCATCTCCCTTTTTAACTAATTGCACAGCCTTTTTTAAATTAGGTTGTTTAATTTTAGCAACATCTTTTTTAGGACCTGCTGCTACAAATCTAACATAATTGTCAATTGTATTTCCTAATCTTTTTTCAATATCAAAATCTACAGTTTTTAAGTTTGTTTCTTTAATTAAATTTTTACTTAAATTATATTTAGGTAATGTATCTCTTTTAATTGTTTTTAATTTTTTAGCTACATCGTCATATATTTCATTAATAGTATTTAAAGATTCTTTAGCTGCTTTATTATCACCTAACTTAGCAGCTTCTTTAGCTGTTCGTAATTCATTTTTAATTGTTTTATAAATATTATTTTTTGCTTTAGCTCCTAAAACATTAAAATTAAAATCTTGTGTAGTAATACCTACTTTTCTTAAAGCATCTGGATCTTGAGTAATTGTTCCAGGAGTAATTCCTTGAAAATGTTCGAAGCTTGGAGTCAATGATGTAGGTACATCAAATGCTCCTCTTACTTTTGAAAACTGTATTGCTTTTTTTAATCTTGCATCAACTTGAGCAGGTGTTAGATCTTTATAGGTATTAGGATCTAAATTCATTAAATCTTTTTGTGCTTTTTTATATGCTCCAAAACCTTTTTCAGTTTTAGGTGTGGAACCTTTTGGTCTAGTTCCTTTTACTACTTCTTCAATATTTCCTAATTTTTTCTGAGTTAAATAGTATCTATATAGCTGCGCATTTTTAGCTTTAGTTATTTTATTATCGTAGGGAAGACCAGTAATCTCAGTAGCCATTTGTGATATAGTTTTTTTATTGTAGTTATTAGCAAATAATTTTTCTTCTTTTGGTGTTAAACTTGTAGTGCCACCTTTTTCTACTTTAACTACATTCGATTTTATTTCTGGATCTAATTTTTCTAAAGATTCATTTATAATATAAGCATCAGGTAAAGTTCCAGTTTTTTCTTTAACAAGTTTTTGAATATTATCTACATTTAAAGGATATTTTTGATCTGGATATAATTTTTTATTTTTATTAAAATTTTCTATGTCTTGCTCTAGAATATTTTTAATTACATTTCTTCTTTCTACATTTATACCTCTAGTCGTTCTACCATCTACTTTAGCAGATCCTGCTTCGGCAAAGTTTTCTCTAGTTTCTGTTTGAGGTGTAGATGGTCTTGTTAACCAAGACATCATTTGATTGTAGTTCGCTATTTTATTTACTTCAGACATTAAAGTCCCATCAAGTAGTTTAGGCCGCCTTGTGCATTTTTACGTCTAGATGTGTTTTTAAAAGTATCAATAATATCTCCTGGATCCATTCCTTTTTCTAACATCTTATAAGACTCTTCTATAGTTGCTAGTACTTCAGCTTTTCTTTGTGGATTATCATCAACTAAAATTCTATCTATTAATGCATCATCTAATCCTGGAAACCTTTGTTTAAGTTCAAACCGTTCTGCAAGTTTTGGTGCACCTAAAGATCTTAGTCCTTCTAACTCTGTACCCATATCAAATGTAGATAGCTCATCAATCTCATCTGGTGTCATTAATCTTTTATCACCACTTGCTTCCATCTCATCCATTTTATTTTGTAAAAATTCTTTTCTACCTTTTTCACCTGGTCCTGGATCTAGTTTACCTTTTTTATATTCTAGTTCCATATCAGCTATAAATTCTCTACGGTCTTTTAAAGCTTTTTCTGCTTCACCTACAGTTCCATCATTCATCCAAGTTTCACTATCACCTATCTCTTGTTCATAAAATTCAATCTCATCATCAGTCAATTGTCTTTTTGGATCAGGGTTTCTAGTTTCAAAGTCTTCAAATGCTTGTACATCTTTAGGTCTATCCATTTCATCAGCAGTTTTCATAGTGCCTTTACCAAATTTTTTATTTAAAGCTTGTACTAACTTTTGAATTCCTTTTGGTAAACTACCCACTGCATAACCTATTCTGCCGCCCATAGCTTTTTTAACTCTAGCTACTTCATCAAAAACTCTTTCATAGAAATCTACAGTCTCATCTATATCAACACCTTCATCTCTAGCGTTTGATTTTATCTTTGCAAGTGTAGTTGCAAAGTCATCTGATTTAGTTCCTGAGTACATAATGTTTGTAAGTAGATCATCGTCAATGCCTTGTTCAATCAAGTCATCAAACATATTAGATCTAACAACTGCACCCATATCTACATCTTGAAATACACCGGTGCCTGCATCTTCAACTAAATCTGCTATAAATAATTTTTGTTTAGTAGTTTTAGCACCTAACTTATCAATGAAGCCTTTAGCTTTATTTAATTTTCTTGCATTGTCTTCTAATGTAAATGCAGACATTTCTTCTTCAGTTACAAATGGTCTATCCAAATCAGCTTGTCTTTGACTTGGTGATTCTTTTACCATCTTACCTCTTTTGTCCATTCCAGGTTTAAATGATACATCTAATACTTCACCAGATTTAATCCCTGGAGCCTGACTCATGATTCCTTCAGGTTTGTCTTCTGGAAAAATAGAAATGTTATCACCTTGAGATTTAATTTTACCTTGAGCTTCTGCTTTAAGCATTTGGTTTTCAACTATATCTGGATCTCTGTTTTTAATTGATCTAAAACCTTT